AAAGTACAAGAAGAAAGTGGAGCAAATAGTGCGCAAGTTAAGTTATTAGAAAAGCAACGTGACGTTGCCATCCAAAACAAGGAAACCGAAGCTATAAAAGCCAATATAGATTGGGTTACTGTATTTGGTGAATTTGGGAGCATGTTTAATGATATGATTAAACCTGCACTTGAAGAAGCAAAGAAATACGTCCAAACAGATAAGTTTAAAAGTTCAGACCAAGACAGCCAAAAAGCATTAATCGATGCCATCAACCAAATGGAGCAATCTTTAGGCGGAGCTGGTGGTTTAAACTTCAAGAAGTTAGGTCAAGACATAAAAGCATATCAACTAGCTGAACAAAATCGTCTTGCTGCTATTGAGGAAGAGACTATGGCTCATGACAAGTTAGCCAAAGCCCAAGATGATTACACCAAAGCGTTAAAAAGTGGAACAGAAGAGGAGAAAAAAGCAGCTCAAAATGCTTTTGAGATAGCCCAACAAAATGCAAATGCAGCATCTATGAACGTACAAGCTCAAACAAGTGCTGCCAATGAAATGCAACAAAGCCTAACTAACACCGCAACAGCTTTAAAGGCTAATATGGAAAATGTAACGAGTGGATTACAGAAGTTATCTTCTGGAGGCATTAAAAATGCCTACGAAGGATTGTTGCAAATTGGTAAAGGAGCCGGAGGAGCTATGGAAAAGTTTGCTGATAAACTTGATAAAGTTCCGATTGTCGGTTGGATCATATCAATCATTGATGTGTTTAAGGATGGACTTAGTAATTTTGTTGGAACTTTGCTGGATTCAGTATTCAATGCAGTTAGTGGAATTCTTAGCGATGTTTTATCCGGTGATTTATTTGTCACATTAGGCAAATCCATACGGGATGGCGTAAGCAATATTTTTAATGCTATTTCCTTTGGCGGATTTGACTCTCTGATAAACAAGATTAGCGGAAGCAATGCTAAAGAAGTGCAAGAGGCGATCGACAGATTAACAGACCGAAACGAAACATTAGAAAAATCGATTGACCGATTAACTGATGTAATGGATAAGTCCGCAGGTTCCAAATCTATATCGGCATATGAACAAGCATATAAATATCAAAAAGAACAGATTGATAATACTCTCAAAATAGCACGTGAGCAAGCTAGATACAGCAATTCGCATCATAGCTGGCAATATTATATGAAATGGAATGACGAACAACTACGTTGGGTTCGTGAAAATGTGGATAAAAATTTCTCCGGTACTAACTCGTTATGGGGACTAACACCCGAACAAATGAGAGAGCTTCTTAGTAATGCTGATATATATGAGCAAATTAAGAGTTCCGGCAAAGGCGGATATGGAGAACGTGTAATGGAAAAGCTTGAAGCGTATGCCGACCAAGCTGGAAAATTAGATGAGTTAACAGAGAAAATCAATGAGTCTCTGATGCAAATTTCTTTTGATGGTTTGAGAGATAACTTCTTGGAATCATTAATGGATATGGATAAGGATGCTAAAAGCTTTTCTGAAGATTTCTCCGAATATATGCAACGTGCACTACTTAATTTCTCTATGGGAGAGTTGTTTGATGATGAATTGAGAGAATGGTATAATGGCATTGCAAAACTGATGAAGGAAAATGGAGGAAAACTTACTAAGCAACAGTTGGAAGATGCTAGAAAAGAATACGATGCAATGGTCCAAGACGCGATAAATGAAAGAGATAAGATTGCTGAAATAACAGGATATACAGGTTCTTCCTCTTCATCCCAAGAAGCCTCAAAGAAAGGCTTTGCCACTGCGTCGCAGGATTCAATCGACGAACTTAACGGACGTTTCACCGCTTTGCAAATTGCCGGAGAAGAAATAAAGAATCAAATGATAGCTGTTGTGGTTGGGGTTAATTCCCTTATAGGAATCTCATCTGCCGGTAATGAAACATTAAGCAACATTCTCAATCAGCACGTTATAACAAACAGTTATTTAGAGGACATTACTAAATATACTAAACTTTTGAATGATATAAGAGCTGATATTTCAGAGGTTAAAGTCAACACTAAAGGTTTATCAACTCGTTGATATTGAACACTATAAAATATAAGAATATGCCTAAAGGTGAGCTTTTTATAAACAACAAAGATTCCTACGATAGCTGGGGGATTAGTATGGACACGTCTTCCCTATCAGCATTGATGACCCCTGCACCTAATAAGGAGTTCATAGAGAACAAGTCAAGATTAGAACACGGAAAGCGTATAATAACCGCTAATCCTAAAATGGACGAACGTAATCTTACTTTGACCATTCATCTCACAGCTAAAGATGAAGATGATTTTTTCGAGAAGTACAACAATTTTTGTAAAGAACTTGCTACCGGTATATTAAATATTAGGACAAAGTACCAACCTAATATTATGTACCGTACAGTATATCTCTCATGTAATCAGTTCACACAGTTTATGAGAGGCATAGCTAAGTTTTCACTAAAGTTAGTTGAATATAATCCATCGCCTGAAAATCGTACAATTTAACGTTTTAAGTGGCATAGTTTATTTCACTTTTATTATCTTTGCATAAACATCGTATGAAGGTATACGAAACTTATGATAGACATCAAAGACATATCCGGCAACATTCGCTTTTCGACTCCTATCAATGAGGGTTCGAAAAGACATTTCCTTTTGATGCAGGAAGATTATATCACTTTGCTATTTAGCCTTTCTAATCCAGTTTATTTCAAACTAGGCGACTATGTAGACAATGAGTTGGGAATATTCGAGTTAGTAGACTTGTATAAGCCTACCTACAATACAACTACAGGTGCATACGACTACGAACTCCGCCTTGATGCTTATTACTGGAAATGGAAGAACAAGAAGTTCTTCTATACACCGGAAACCACCGGACGCGAAGCCGCATGGAATCTTACCGCTACCCTTGACAAGCATTTAAATGTTTTTCTGGATAACCTGAAAGCTCTTGGATATAAATTCAGGGATCTGGATTTTACTTGGGACATTGACAGCACAGTAGAAAACACTTCCAAGCTCGTTTCCTACGATAACGTAAATCTGATCGACGCTCTCACACAGATGGCGGAGACTTGGGAGTGTGAATGGTGGATAGAGAATCATAAGATTTGCTTCGGGCGTTGTGAATATAGTTCTCCTGTTGATTTTAAAGCCGGTGATTTGACAGACACAGAAAATGTGAATGTCAACAGCATGACACGCAGCGACAGCCAGACCACTTATGCGACCCGTATCTACGCTTTCGGCTCCACCCGCAACATTCCTTCCAGCTACCGGAAAGATTTGATATTCGACGTAAAAGAGGTTAATGGACGTAATATATCCGATACGTCAAGACCGCTCAAAATAAACTACTTTCCGTCACGAGTTACGTATAAGGAAGACTATACCGCTAGTAGCAACGAAGGCAGCGGTTCTTTTACTCCCTCTTATACAGAATGGACGCTTGATAAGACTTTAGCTTCATCAGCCAAGGGTGGTTCTTATAAAGTTGTTTCGGGAGGAATTTCAATCAATATATCAACAGCCGTTCCGCAAATAGGGAACCGTGCTTTTCTACCGGCAGGAGATTATATATTGAAGGCGTCATATATCTATAATGTTTCCGGGGAATCAAAAGAGGTGATTATTGGTAATCAGACCGTTTCATTAGCCCAAAATCAACAATATGAGATTGTGTCTAAAATACAGGTTCCCGACACGTTGGTTATCGGCAAAAACAGTTCTGATTTAAAAGTAAGGGTATACGTTCATGTACCAGCTCCAGCTTCTTCCGAGCTGTTATCGACTTTTCAGGCGTATGTAACATACGATATTAACGTGTATGGCGGTTCTTCTGCAACGACTTCCGTAACATTCCTTTCCGGTGCAAATGCCGGACAGACTTTTGCTGCTGTTTACAATCCCGACCTTTTAACCGGTGACGCAGCAAACATTATCCAGTTACCGGAAGGTGTAACCGCCTCTTTAGGTAATCGGTACACCATTAACAACATCATAAGCGGTAAAGTCCCCGATAACTACTTCAGTAAGGATGACAAGAAAATGACCCTTAACGGAGTTGTTCAGAAACGTCTTATGCTCCCGGAGGGCATTTCTTATGTAGATGCTTATAAATACAACCCGACTGGTGAACGTATCAACATCGGAGATGAACGCTATAATGATCCGGGTAACGTGGAAATGCCGGAAGAGGAGGCAATCGAAGAGATCGTTATATTTGAGGATGAATATCCCCAATACAAGGGCACAATATCCAGTGTCATCCACGATGACAAGGTAGACGATAACGATAAGGAATATCGGATCTATAATTTCAAAGATACGGGACTGAAGAACTTTACAGAAGATTTTAGGCTGGATGGTGAGGAACTTCACATGATATTCCAAACTGGCAAGCTTGCCGGGATGGACTTTGCTATCAATATTGTAGAAAGCGATAACACCGGAACAACCTTCGAAATTGTCCGCAATGAGGATTACGGTCGCTTTCTTCCGGATGATGTTCTTTATCCGCAAACCGCACACATGGAGGACGGTGAAGAAGTCCCCGCAGACACATATATCCTTTACGGCTTTGATACCGCATACATCTCCGAACAGATGTTGCCGGACGCAGAGCAGAATCTACTCAAAAAGGCAAAGGAATACGTAAAGAAATCCATGATTGACCCGTCCACCTACGATTGTGAGATGGATGCTGATTTCATCTACAATAAGGGTAATATCCGTACATACGAAGTCGGGGCTAAGATCAATCTGATAAATAAGGCATTTTTCCCGGAAGGCAGACAATCAAGAATAATCGGTTTCGAGTGGCCGCTGGATATTCCTTACGATCACCCGATTTATACAGTTGGAGAGACGGCTTCATATTCCCGTATCGGTGAGATAGAGAGCAAGCTTGATTCCCTTACTTACAAGGGACAAACCTATTCCGGCTCTGCCGTTGGAGGCGGTGGAACGAGTGTGTATGTTATTGGGGTTAATGACAAGACAATCCCGTCTGACAGAAACGTATTCTCCGCAAAGAGAGTGCTTCAGGAGATTATAGCTTATGCTATAAGTAAGACGAAAGATGACACAGCCCTAGGGCTTATTTCATTTCTGAACGGCATTAATGTTACCAAAGGTATTGTAACGGACACGATAACTGCAACAGAATTGAGCAGCAATATCGTAAAGGTACTTGATAAGCTTACAGCCAATAATGCCGCTTTCTCCGGAAATATATCTTCTGTTGATTATGCTGAAAAGTTACTTGGCTGGCTGATAACCCCATCCGGAGATATAGATGCGAAATCGTTGCGCCTACGTGATTTCCTTGAAGTACCGGAATTGCGATATAACCGGGTATCAGTTATCACGGGTGAGGAATGGAACGCACCCGGAGGCGGTATAATCGAATCAGTGGACGAAGATAACAGTATCGTTTACCTGAAGCTTGAACCGGGCGAGGTTGCAGCTGTTGAAGTGGATGATATTTGCAAGGCTAACTTTAACAATGACACAGGTTTTCAGACAACCTATTTCCGGATCACCGAAAAGCTGGATAATGGTTCTTTTAAATACGTTCTCCGCAGCGGATATACTTATCATCCTCAAAAGGCTATGCACTTTGTTTGCTATGGTAACTTCACCAATGCAGAACGCCAGAAGTCCAGCTATTCCACGCAGAATTATATCCGTTTCCTTAAGGGTGTAAACAACTGGGAGATCACAAAGGATATGATTGCCATGCAGTTGGGAGACTTGTCTAACCTGAAACTGTTTGGAATGGATATGACTGGGTATAGTGCATATCTTAACAGAATCTACATGACCGGTACGATCAAACAGATTTCTAACGATGGTGTGACGGAAGTACCGGTTCCGGCTTTCAAAGGTGAATGGAAAGCGGGGACGTATTGGTATTATGACGAAGTAACCCACAACGGAAGCACATGGATTTGCATTGAATCCACGACTACGCAGGAGCCGTCAGATTCTTCTACTGACTGGTTGAAGTATACTTCCAAAGGAGAGCAGGGAGCACAAGGTCCAGTCGGTCCTGAAGGCCCTCAAGGACCGCAGGGATTACAAGGTTTGCAAGGGCCAGCCGGACAGGATGGAATACCCGGCAAAGATGGAGAAAATGGACTAACATCATATTTTCATATAAAATATTCTCCCGTCCAGAATCCTACAGCTTCCCAAATGACAGAAACGCCAGATGTGTTCATCGGTACTTATGTAGACTTTACTAAGGAGGATAGTAATGATCCATCCAAGTATACATGGGCCAGATTTGAAGGACTACAGGGTGCAACAGGTGAACAAGGGATTCCCGGTATTAATGGCGAAGATGGAAAGACTTCCTACTTGCATATTAAGTATTCAAATGACGGCCAAACGTTTACAGACAATAATGGGGAAACTTCAGGGGAATGGATTGGACAGTATACCGACTTTGAGGAAAATGACAGTAATGTATTCTCTGATTACAAATGGTCTAAGATAAAGGGTGAGCAAGGGGAACAAGGTCCTCAAGGAGCTACCGGACCGCAGGGAGAACGGGGGCCTACGGGTTCACAGGGTATTCCGGGTACTTCTTCATATTTTCATGTCAAGTACTCGGCAAACTCTAACGGTAACCCGATGACGGATACTCCCAATACTTATATCGGTACCGCTGTTACTACAAGCCCTACGGCTCCAACTTCATATACATCATATACATGGGCTAGATTTAAAGGTGCACAAGGAGAAAGAGGCGAGCAGGGTATACCCGGTATAGATGGAGAGAACGGGCAAGCCAGCTATCTCCATATTAAATATTCTGACGATGGTAGTAGCTTCACAGCTAACAACGGTGAGACTCCCGGAGCATGGATCGGTCAATATGTGGATTTTACAGAGGCAGACAGCACCGTATTTTCAAAATATAAGTGGAGTAAAATTAAAGGTGATAAAGGAGACAAGGGAGATACAGGATTACCCGGTGCAATGCTCCGCCCTCGTGGAGTATGGAAAACCAATACCGAGTATTACCGAAATGAGACATTTATAGACACAGTAATCTATAACGGTCAAAACAAACTTTGTAAGATCACTCATACGTCTACAACTTCTTTTGACTCAACAAAGTGGGAAGAGTTCAGCGAGTTCGAGAACATAGCAACAAACGTCCTTCTTGCGCAGAATGCGACGATTGATGTTCTCGGTTCTTCCGGAATATTTGTTGGAAACTTAGATAAAACGAAGGGCTGGATAATGACTGAAGGCTCTATTAAGCATAATGTTACAGGTGTCGAGCTAACATCTGACGGTAAAATATCTCTTCCAGAAACCGGTGGAATAAACGTAGGCGGAAAGACTTTCATAGAAGCCGGCAAGATAAAGACAGAGTTTATTAACGTTGATACTCTTGAAGTGACAAAATTAAAAGGGGCAACGGGCACTTTCAAAGAATTACAAGCAGTTGATAATGTTGGAAATATACAAGGTAAGATATCCTTTAATACTTCCGGTTCAGGTGATAATGTTTCATCATCATTTAATATTGATTTCTCAAAAACTTGGATTTCCGGTGATTTATACCAACAGGGGTATAACTACGATGAGAGTCGTGCCTGGAGATTTTACGCTTCTGACATTTGGTGCCGTGGACAATTCGGACATTATCAAATGACTACACTTACAATATTGTGGAATGCAAATGCTGATATGTATGCTCATATATACGGCAATGGTACAGACTTATGGAACCATAAATATCCACAATCGGGACAACCTATTGATTGTGTAGTCATGCAGGGTGACGGACAGTATGTATTGCGTATATGCGATTCTCCTATGTATAAGATGCTAGTTATTGTTAACTTTTCAGAATATGCAAAGAGGGTAGTAACAAATAATAGATTGTCTACAACAATAACAATGGATGCATGGAGTGCTAAAGCGTTTATAACAGCTGATACTTATTCTGGAGTTAATAATTTATATCCTATATGAAAATAGACTTTCGAAAAATAGAATTAACCGATCTCGAAGGGAATAAGAGTACCATCGATGTATCACAGAAATTCGCCAATGCAATTTATCAAAATACGGGCGATATTGGAGAGCTTGAACTTGCAAGAGAAATGTATAAAAATGGAGAGGTGGAATTGACTCCCAAACAGGCTGATTCATTAAAGAAATATGCAAATCTTTTTGTTCGGGCTATTGATCGTTTGTCGGTTATCAATGCTCTATCACAAGAAGAATAATTATATAAACTATAAACAAATAAAGCTATGATTCTACTAGTATTAATGTCGTTCATCCTCATTGCCGGCTACGTCTTTGCAATGATAAAGAAGATGAAGGGAATCCCGTATTCTATCAGTGATACCTACTATGCCCTGACGCATAAGTTCTGGTTCGGGCTTTGTATGATCGGCTCCGGTGTATTGCTTCTTCCGTCAGCATTTGAAGCAAGCACGGAAAACAGCCGGTTTCTTGTATTCCTTTCGGTTGTCGGAATGATTGTATTAGGTGTATCTCCTAATTTTCGAACAGAACAAAAGATTCCTCACTGTATCGGTGCCGCCATGTCTTTAATTTTTTCCCAGATATGGGTAGGTTGCAATAGTTGGTATTGGTTACTGTTATGGGCTGGATTCATCGCTTACATGGTTATCTCCATGAGTGAGCACTGGAACGGTAACTTCATCTCCGACTTCATAAAGAGAAAGCCGATGTTCTGGATTGAGGTAATTTCGTTGTTAACCGTTTATCTAACTTGTATCGTATGAAAGAAGCAATAGTACACACCACAACCGGAGGATTTGCCGCAATAGCTACCGCATTTGTTGCCGAATCATTGCAAAATATGGTCCCGTGGCTGATTGTCACGTGTGCGGTAATTCTCTGCGATCTCCTATTCGGAGTCAGGAAAAGTATGTTAATGGGTGAAAAGGTCAGATTCTCACGTGCGATCCGTGCCACTATGGGGAAGATGGTAACTTACTTTGCTTTCGTATGCATGGTCTGCATGATTAGCGTAGCAAGTCACAATGAATATCCGATAGATGTGTATTCCTGCTTATTGGTATGCTTCATAGAGGGATGCTCGATAGTTGGGAATATACTGAAGCCAAAGGGGATTAACATCAATCTTATCGGGGCTTTGGGCGTGTTTGGTAAGAAGGTGTTTAAGGTTGATAAGGAAGATGTGAAGGAAATTATTGAAAAGGAGAAGTAAGTATGAATTTAATATGCAGATTATTCGGACATTCATATAGATGGTGTGGAGGTATTGTTTATTGTTCAAGATGCTTCCATGTTCCGGAATCGCATAAAAGGTACGTACAAATTAAACCACCTAAAAAGAAAGTATGAATATGATAAATAAAATCAGCGCATTAGCCAGCAAGCTTCTATCCAAGATCGGAATAGACGGAATGGCTCACATTATAGTCTGTCAGAACTTGGTAATGTGGTTATCGAAATATACGCCACTGTGGTTGGCAATCATTATAACCGTCGTAATCTTCGTTCTGAAGGAAGTATACGACAAGTACTGCAAGAAAACAGAGTTTTCAATTAAAGACATCATCTGTGATTGCGTGGGTCTGGCGTTGGGAGTATTAACATTGATATTATAGGAGGAAAGATATATGGGAAAGTATTTCACTGTAGCCGAAATGGTAAAGAGCGAAACGGCAGATAGGCGTGGTATCGACAACCGTCTGCCGAAAGCATTGATATGTAATGTGAATGGCTTAATAGACAACGTTCTTGATCCTCTCCGAGAAGCCTATGGCAAACCTATCACTGTAACGAGCGGATACCGTTGCGAAGCATTAAACAAGGCTGTAGGAGGAAGTAAGACCAGCGAACACATGAAAGGAATGGCAGCCGATATAGTTGGCACTCCGAATACAAAATCGGAAAACAAAAGGCTATTCAATCTCGTACAAGAACTTGAACTTCCTTTTACGCAGCTGATAGATGAGAAGAACTTCTCATGGGTTCACGTTAGCTATGATAGCTGCAATGTGAAAAAACAGGTTTTAAAATTATAATTTATAGGAGGAACAATCATGAAATCAACAGATATTACATTTAGCCAGATCGCAGAAAAACGTTACCTAAGCGATCCCATACAGGTAAATTCAGAAACCATTGGGCTCCAGCTAGAGTTTAAAGAATCCGGGAAGCTGGCTGTTTATATAAGCTATGATGGAGAAAAATACTCCGTTGTAGAGACTAGAAATTTCACTACTCTGAATTTCGCCCGTCCCGTTGTCGGTCTTATACCCGGACAATACATCAAGGTTGAATGTGAAACGCAGCCAACCAAGGCTCAATACTTTGAATCAGAAGAATAATGGGAGCGATAGGATTAAATCCGATTAGGCTTGACCGGATAGGGCTTGATCCTATCCGCATCAATGCGATTAAGTTGGGAGTTCCGGGAGCTGCTTCCGACCGTCCTTACATCGACCCGGAAGTCTTAGCCTCCTTGAAAGCTGTGTGCATCTGTTATGGTAAGAGCAACGACGATCCGGACAGGGCTATTATCAAAAACTTGGTAGACCCTGACAATCCGTTTGTGATTAGCAACGCAGCTTTCAAGCTTAATAGTGGGTTTGGGAAGTATAGTGCCGATTTCGAATCTTTTGATTGGACTATAGGAATAAGCCAAAAACAACATAACAAAGCCTCTATCTCACTCAATGGTAGGCTGTGCAATCATGCAGCTATTGAAGTTGAGGAAATGAAAGTAAACATCATCGGGAATGTTACCGAATTGATATATTGGTATATAGCAAATCCTGATGATACTGCTAGGTCAGAAATAAGATTGACTTCCGGTATAAACACTCTTCCGAAAAGCTATGCAAAAGAAGATGGACAAACATACAATATAGGTTTTGCCTATATATCAGGCGATAATGAGATTACCATCGAGCAAATCCCCTCTTTCGAAGGCGCATTTGTCACCGACGGAATTGACGACCTGATTACTTCCACCAAGACGGTTCAGGAGATGTTGGGAGGAAGCAATGAGATTACGGTAGTTAGCATGGTTCATCAGGTTAAAGATACAGCTAATAATGTATCTTTTACTAATTACATAAGAGGAAGTGCCAATGGTTATTTCCGTAATATTGTAAACAACTATGGCAAGACTGGAATATATGGATATACTTCTTCTGATTTAAGAAGTTTGTTAGTTATAAATAATATATTGGGTGATAAGAATGATTATACATCTAATGGTGACAACAGAGACACTATAATTAATGGTAATTTTAGCGTTCAAGGATATTCATATAATAACAGTAACAATACGGGTGATTTTTCCTCTGTCGCTTGGTACTGGACAGTAATAGCCAACAAGGGACTGACAACCGACCAAATCAACCAAGTAATCGCCTACTTCAACTTGGATAGAACTCTTAAACCTGATATACTGTGTGATGTCAAGAAGCAGGGAATCACCAACGAGAACCACGCAGAGTTTGGCGATAAGCTGATTGACTTTTCCGGTAATGGTAGGGATATTCAGTTGAACAATCTAGCTTGGAAATTGGATTCAGGCATTGGGAAGTATGAGACAGACCTGTCAGATACAAGAATATGGACTCAAAGTAAAGAAATAACTTCTTCTCCTTTTAGTTTTAGTTATAATGGCTTATCAGGATGGATATTATTTGCTAACACGGAACTAACCAATAGTACCGATATACCTTCTTTTAAAATCCAAATAAAAGGTTTATTAGAAGGTCAAGAGCTGATTTATAGATATTATGATTCAAACGGACAAAGTAATGTTTATTCGATGGGTAAAGACGGAGAGTATACATTACCATCTGATGTCAGAACTGCAAAACCTCAAACTAGTAATACTTCGGGATTTCAAGTTGTAAAGAACGAAGCCAACATAATAACTATCACCCAAATTCCTTCCCACGCAGGTGCTCTCTGCCTTGACGGAGTAAATGACTTCGGGCAGTTTGTAGGAGACTTGGGATTGAAGGATTATACTTTGATTATGAATAGAGCATATAATAATCTTATTAATAATCAAGTGCCTTTAATAAGTTCTAATATAGTTGAAGATCAAACTCCATTTATAGTAGAACATTGGGATACTGGTTCTAATGCTATATCATTTAGTTATGGTGCATCACGTACTACTGATATTCCACTAGATATAAATAAAAAGATAGTATATCAGTCTACTTATTCATATATGGGATATGTTATACCTAAGGGAAATGCAATCTCCACAGGGGGTGGCATTACATTAGGTAAATTTGGTAATGGAGTACAATATTCTGCTATATGTCTTTGGTCTTTAATGCTCTTCCCCTATAGTATGTCCGAGTTCTTGATCGAGCGTCAGTTGAAGAAGCACAAGCTGGGTACGCTGTATCCGGATATGGTGGAGTTCAGACCGATAGTGAAGAGTAATCTACCTTATTCTTCAATTTCCTATTCTGTTAATCCCGGAGAATATATCTCTGTAGATAGCATGGTTACCATCACTGTAACGTTACCAAATACTTCTGATAAACTAATGGAGGTATCGTGCAATGCTATCAGTGACATATCCATATCCGGTGACAATGGCGTTTACGAGATTACGGGAAAGGTAGTTAAATCTCCTCAAAAGATAAACCTTGTTATCTCCAGCTACTTGACAATGTTAGACAACGAGACTTTAATAACCAATGAAACATTAATTAAAAACGAATAATATGGAAAAGATATTTGATATAGCAAAAGACTCCGAACAAAAGTGGGGTACTTTAGCTACTGCGATTGATGGGAAATTTGAGGAAGTGGAAAAACAAATCTATGGTTTTGAGGAAGAAATTACAATAGATTTAGGTGCACCTATTTCTGGGAAGTATTATGGTGAGTACTTGAGTCTTATAAATTATAGCGGTAGCCCTACTACATGGTATTATAATGCAATCAATGTAGAACAATATATCGGTAAAAAACTCAAAATTAGTATTGATTGGCATGGCAGTGCGGCGCCTTCCTCATGGGCAATTTTGTGCGGGTTCCGAAATGATGATAATATAAGCGAAGCTTCATTACAATATAGTGGAATTACGCATGAATTAGAATGTTATAACAAGGCGGTAGAAGGAAGATATTCTTTTGAAATTGAAATAACCGATAAATTTCTCTGTGTTGGGAAAAGGTATGAGCAAACAGAAATACAAATTGCAGTTATCGAAAAAAAGGAGTTGTACCAACGATCCAAAAACAATTGAATGAAGTTTTAAATCGCACAATTTTTGTATCTACAGAAGGCGACGATAACAACGATGGTTTAACCATCGAAACGGCACTTGCATCGTTTGCAAAAGCGTTAAGTTTAGGTACAAATATTAAAGTTAAACGTGGTGTTTACAATGAAACATTTGCAATTGTCAATAAGGACAATATCACAATTATGCCTTATGATAATAACGAAGAATATTCGCACGAGGTTCCGTGTAGGGATGTAATTACAATAAGGGGAACACAGTTAGATAATAATGTCGCTAGTTTTACAAATTGCAATAATTTGCACATTGAAGAGGTTATATTTGATACAGCAGGCAATAGTGTATTAAAAATTGTTGATTGTAATAATGTAGTACTAAATTATTGTCAAGCAAATAATAGTGTGAACCTAATGGGATTTGAAGTAATTAATACAAACGCTGTCTTTAACAAGTGTTATTCTACTAAAAATAAATACGATGGGTTTAATTTTCATGGTTATGGAACAACAATTCTAAATGATTGCATATCCGAGTATAATAATGACGATGGATGTAGCCACCACGATGGATGCGTAGGAACAATTAATGGTGGGGTATTTGAAGGAAATGGCAAATGTGGTATCGCACCAGCATACGGAGCGAAAGTTAATGTGTATTCCGCTATTTGTAAAGATAATAAAATAGGTATTGGCTATTTATCAACTCCCAGTGGTCACACAGATATGAAAGGGATAATAAATTCTTGTGTTATGGTGGGAAATGCATCAGGATTAAAGGTTGATGAGTTATGCTCAATATATGCAATTAACTGTAAGTATAATGGCAACACGACTGACAAACAAATAACGGGAACACTTGTAGAATATGAATAAACTTGCATAAATTTAAACTTATTATATAATTATGAAATACACTGTATTCCCAACAATTGACTTGCAAGAGGTCCCTCAGGAGGAGATAGACAAGCGTAACCTTGTTCCTCGCAAGAGCGTAAATGAGAGTGAAACCTTGATGAAATGCCAGCACTATGCTGCGTTATTTCCTCATAAGATGATTAGGACTATTGCTGATGACGGAACGGAAGAACTGTCTTTTCCTTATCCTACCTATGAAGGCGAGGATTTAAATGTTTTGTTGTCTAGTCCGGAATGGACCTCGAACGAAAGTATCCTATGAAGTCCCTCCCTTGGATGCTAGTCTGCCTGTTGCTTGGCGTGATCGTGTGGATGCAGTGTAATCCGCACGAACCGTCAACGGTGTACAACATTAAAGGAGATACTGTACGTATCCGGGACACAGTAAGAGACACAATACCCAAACCGGTAAGGGAAACTCTAAAACGTACCGATACGGTATATCTACCGATCCTGATAGATACTACCACTGATAGAACCGTAGAAGGTGATTCAATTCCGGTACTAATACCGATTACAAGTAAGGAGTATAAGACCGATGATTACCGGGCGGTAGTCAGTGGGTATAATCCCAACCTTGATTCTATGGAAATATACAGAGACAATAAAATTATTACTTTTCCACCTTTACAGAATAAGAAACGATGGGGATTAGGTTTGCAGGCAGGATATAGTTATCCGGGTGGTTGGTACATAGGAGCCGGAGTTAGTTATAACTTATTTATATGGTAATACCGGCACTATCTTCACAGACCGTTTCCGGTATGAAAAGTTTAAGTTTCACTTATATAACAATTTCCTACGGAAAAAGGTTTTAAAGGAAAGGAGGATAAAATGATACTTTAATTAATACTAAGCACTAAGTTTACCCGGTAAAGTAGAAGGCCGGTTATCATAACAAATGTAGCTCTTTTGGGGGTAGAGTAAAAAGAACCCCCGACACATTAAAGTTGACGCCAATCAATACTTTAATACACCAAAGCATACATCGGTTGTGTCAGGGGGTATAATATCCTTAACATTCCGAAGTATGCTTTTGTTCTTTTGGTATATGTACTGATTGGCAAGGGCAAAAGTACAACAAAAAAATTAATTACCATGTGTAAGTCAGAGATTTTTGCCGAAATATTGAACCTTGTAGGAAAAGAAACAGAAGTTTCTACTGAACTAATCCTTTCATCAAGCAAAGTGACCGAGGTTGTCGATGCCCGCTCTATCGTAGTATTCTTCCTTACTGAATACGGTCTATATCCTGAACAGATAGCCGCTCTACTTCATAAGACATCTTCCAGTATACGCTATCTTATATCCACTTTTGAAAGCCGTAAAAATACAAACAAAATGATTGCAATATATCTGCAAAATATTCGCAAATCGCTTGAAAATGAGTGCTGACTTAGGCTGAATCTAATATATACTTTTGTGATGCGGTTAATGTCGACCGTATTAAATTGTATATTAATATGAGTGAAACAAAAACTTACGTTTTCCCGGAATCAGGCGGGAATGGTGGCGGTAGTGGAATGATGGCTATGCTTGCCCCACTATTGCAACAGAAAGGTATTGATCCAAACTTATTGGTTGCTATGCAAGGAAAAAACAACAATGGATTTGGCGGTGATGGTTCATGGTTCATGTGGATAATCTTCCTCTTCTTCCTGTTCCCACTTTTCGGACGCAACGGATGGGGAAACAACGGAGATGGCGGTAACGGTGGTGGATTTGCTGGCGCCGGTATCCCTAACTTAATTAACAATGATGCAGGAAGGGAGCTACTTATGAGCGCAATTCAAGGAAACGGACAAGCAATTAACAATCTGGCTACTAATTTGAATTGTTCAATCGGTCAGGTTCAGAATGCCATCAATGGCGTAATGTCTCAAGTTCAACAAGTTGGTAACCAGGTTGGACAAAGTTCAATGCAGATTATTAATGCTATCCAGCAGGGTAACTGTCAGATCGCTCAACAGATTGCATCATGCTGTTGCGAAAACCGCTTGGCAATCTGTCAACAGACCAACACATTGCAGAATGCCATTAACGGTGTTGCAACCGGTCAGGAAAGAGGCTTCGCTTCCGTTGCATACGAAACTCAAAGACAGACCTGTGATCTGCAAAACTCCATCAAGGACAGCACACAGCAAATTCTTGCCGGACAACGTGCGGCTGAAATGCGTGAAATGCAGAACAAGATTGACCACTTGCGTGAAGAAAACAGCACGTTCAAGAGTTCCGCAATGACTTCTCAGATTGTGGCACAGGCTACTGCTCCTCTTGGTGCTGCGTTGAGTGATTTGAGTAGCCGTCTGGCAAAGATCGAATGTGCGCAACCGCCTACATTCCCGATGCCTTATTGCCCGGCCAGTGGTAACTATGTTCCTGTAAACTATTCCGTTCCTGTAAACTTCGGTGTATCTACATTAGGAACTTGCGGTTGCTAAGAAAGGAGGTAATTATGTTATATCCTAACTTAATGTATCCTTACTGGCTTCCAAGCCCTTTCCTAATGAATCGTTCCGCAAGAGGAATTAGGAGAGTTGACGTTAATGGTATCTACGAACTTTCAACGAACGCTGTTCAGTTAACGGATGCAAGTGTAGATTATGGTATTAATCCTCACTGCTATAATGCACTTCCGTGCGAAAGCATAATCCTGTTGAAGGTTCATGCAGATGTTCCGGCAGGTGGAGAAGCTTTACCTATAAATGTTATAGCTCCTAACTTAGGACAGTCGACATTGGCAGTTGCCGGTACTACTACAGGTACTTCAAAGGTTCCTGTTGTAGACAGCAACAACAATCCGGTTACTGGAACAGATGTTACAGGCACTACGGAACGTCTTGCTTATCTTAATAAGCGCACAGGCGTTATACGTTTTCTGGAATTTACGGCTTCAACACCGGCTGCTGCCAGCAATGGCGAACCGGCAGCGACAAGCGTAAATGCTGTAAAGGCAAAGTAAAATATGGAGTGGGAGTAATCCCGCTCCTTAAAGAGTTAATAAATTATGTTTCAAAGTCTAAGACAATCCAATATATTTTATATCCTTCAAAAAGGGGAAAACCCTGAATTGAAAGTAGGGCAGGTTGTTTCCGTAAGTAATCCACAACCTAAATACGGACAGTATGTACCAGGGCAAACTTATGGCCAAAATATGGAAACAGTTGTTGACGTTTCGGTTAAGGTTGGTGAGGAAACTATTGATTTTAAACAACTTCCGGCAAATCTTTCGATAGCCAATTTTGGCGCGAATGGAGTTGTTGTATCGGAAAGCCGGGAAGCAATGAATGCCGAGGTGGAATCTATGTTGAGAATAAGCCGAGGAGTAATAGAAAGTGTCCCTTACCATGAGAAGGTCATTTCCTCCTGTGATGTTATGCTAAGGGAGCTGAATCCACAACTGGCGAAAGAAAAAGAACAGGAAGAGAAAATCGGTGTCCTTGAACAGAAAGTTTCCGGAGTTGAAAACACCCTTACCGATATAAAAGATATGCTTGCCAAGGCTTTGGGAAGTGGTAGTAACAATCCTAAAAGTAAATAAATTATGCAGATAATTGAAATCACAGAAAGCAAAGTCGAGAAAATGTCCGACTATGCTGAAAAAATGCTCAAATACGGTGGTAAACTGATGCAGTGCATCGAGGAACTTTCCGGAGGTGAAAGCATGGGAAGACGTGAACGTTATTATGACGATGACGACGAGCGTTATGACGAGATGGGCGAACGTGGTGGTTATGGCGGTGGTTCCGACCGTGGCGGCTATGGAGAAAGACGTGGCGTACGTGGTACAGGACGCTATTCCCGTTATCGTTAATGTTTAATTAGGGGGTGGATTATTTCTACTCCCTATAACTTTATTAAATCATGAGAAGAGAACCGCTGGATATAAGAGACAGAAGACCGGAAGAGATGGAAGCGTATCTTTCACACTTTGGGTGGCATTTCAACAAGAAAATGTGTGAATTTGCCGTATCGTTGATGAAGAAGATGAATCCTTCAACCGGAAAGAAAGAACGTATTGAACCAATCTCCAAAGAGAAGGTTGACGAATTGCTCACCCGTTACGGAATAAAGCTTGAAAACAATGTGTTATATGATTATGTGTATTGGGCCAACCAATGCAAGGCGGATTTATTCAAATCCTCCGTGCCGGATGAAGCGCACATGGCATTATACATAAAGGATATGATTGACGATCCGGATGCTCCTGACGGCATGGCAATGTGTATGTGGTATGCCAAGATGAACAGAGCCGGAGAACCGGTGGAGTGGGACGAAATGCTTTGATAAATGATAAGGCAACGGTTTACATTACCCAAGTATGGCTGGAGCTGCATGGTATATTATGCAGTAGATACATATTATACAGAAGAGATACTGAATAATATGCATTCCATCGGCTGCGACGGTGATATGCTCCGTACTGCATACGATAACATAAACTCCGGCAACCTGAATACCGGAGTTACTTACTCCAACTTCGGGACACGGGAAACGGTTATGGTTATTGCCCTTACTTCGTCTTCGAAGGAATTTGCCAAGTCATGGAGGCATGAGTGCGGGCACATGGCTACTCATATCTGTCAGGCATTTGGGATAGACCCGTACGGTGAGGAAATTCAGTATATCGGAGATGATATAATTGAAAAGACGTGGGAATATGCTAAATCACTATTGTGCGAGTGCAAATGTTGCAAAAATGAAGTTAAACATTTAATTCACCAACCTTATGAAGAATAAGCAGGTCCGAAAAGCATTAAAAAGTGATACTCCTATTAATAGCATGTATGCTCTTATTCCGGATAACAGGATGCGGGCTTTCAAGAAGTTTGCCGCCCGTTTTGGTTTTACTGAAGAACGAATAAAGTCAGTGCTCGAAAATGAGAAACGATAAACTGGATATATTGCTTGAACAGGCCGACGACCGGTATCACTCGGATTTCTGCCGGCTTCTGCTGGTGATGCTATGGAACGCCTAGAAAGGTGGTTGTACTGGCTGATTCCTCTTGCGATTATTGCAAGGGTTATATCTTTGTGTGCACGATTGATATTGTAATGTTTACGTTGTACTAAATTGAAAGGTGATATTGCAGCTTAATGAGTGCAAAACATATAAAATAATCTATTTTTTATTGCAATTTATTTTCTATCTTTTGCAAATACAAATTAAATTCATACATTTGCAGCACATGATTATGCCTTTGGCTTACGTTTGTCCCCCCTCTTGATAATGGGCATGCCTAACCAAAGGCCATTTTTTTATTTTATGAAAACACGTCCAAATACATCGTACACAGAAACTCCTATAAGAGTTGCCATATTAATTGATGGTGGGTATTTTATAAAACGCTATAATGCAATGTACAATAAGTCTGGCAAAAAGACAGCATTAACCATTGCTAATGATTTATATACTATATCTCATTCTCATGTAGGAAAAAATAATTATTTATATCGTATTTTTTATTATGATTGTGTGCCATTCTCCAAAAAGATACACAACCCCATTTCCAAGAAATGTGTCGACTACTCTAAAACAGAAGAAGCACTTCGTAGAAGTGAGTTAATAAACGAGCTTAAGAAAAAAAGAAAAGTTGCTTTGCGTTTAGGTAATATCAAGGAAAGTAAAAGATGGATTTTCTATGATAACACAATGAGAAAATTACTAAAGAAAGAAATTTCTCTTGATGACATTAAGGAAGATGATGTGTATTATGAATTGCGTCAAAAGGGAATTGATATGAAAATTGGTGTTGACATCGCTTCTTTATCTTTAAAAGGTTTTGTGGATAAGATTGTTCTTATTTCTGGAGATTCAGATTTCGTTCCTGCTGCAAAATTGGCTAGGCGTGAGGGAATTGACTTTGTTCTTGATCCTATGCATTGTGAACATATCGAAAATGATCTATATGAACACATTGATGGATTAAAAAGCATACCTTTATATCATCAGAAAGATGCAAAGAAAAAATAGCTCCTTCCATTTATAACTGCCTCTTTAAAATGGAATCCTCCCGGTGTATTAAATATGCCGGGATTTTTTATACCTTTGCCGAAAACTAACATTATGGCAGAAGAAAAGAAATACGACTACGACTCAATAAACGAGTTGCTAACTTGGGCTAAAGAAACGCTCAACAATAAGAGATACCCGACCGGGGAATTCCAGCTGGATAAATGCGCAAAGATTCTTGACTGCGGAAAGTACCTTGATTCGATGATAGCGGTGATTTCGAGGAACTGGGAGAACCCTACGTTTTACCCGACTGTAGACCAGTTGAGAACATTTAGAGAAAAGATAGAGAAAGGAAAATAATATGACTTATTTATGTGTTGACAAAGATGGGACTGAACGTATTATTGAATGTGAAGTCTATTGTGAAAGAGGAGGAGACGAAGAACCCTATAGAGACGAAGAATGTTGGGACTATGATCCGCATAATGATGTATGCATCGAACTCCCCAAAGGTACAATAAAGAAAATCCTTGGACGAGAACTAACATGGGAGGATAAACCTGTTGAATTGAAATAGAGAAGGCAGCCGAATAAGCTGCCTTCCCCTACCCTTTCATCATCATTATATCGGCTTTCATTTCAATATATTCCTTGTATTTATCAGGATTATTAATATAATCAATAACCCTATTTATAGCTATTTCAGCTTGCTTAAACCGAGTTTTTGTGTAATACCTGACAATTCCCCTACCCTTGTCTGAATGAGCAAGACAATAGTCTATTACATTATCGGGGATTCCTAAATCAAAAGCATATTGAGCAAACGACTTTCTAGCAGAATAAAAGACTACCTTTTCTTTTATTCCCAAATCCTTTGCTAATGTAGCAAGAGATCGGCATGTATACCTTGAAAAATTATGATACGAAAATTTATATCCAAAATCCAGTTTTTTTGTCTTATTATTTATCCACCTATTTATTATCATCTTTGCAGGTTCGGTAATTGGAAGTAGGCAATGCTGTTCGGCTTCCGTTTTAAGCCTCGTTTTAATTCTGACATAATCTACTTTGTCATTAACAAAACGAGTATTCATTATATCTATTAAATTCATTCCTCCTAAATAAAAAGAAAGCATAAATACATCCCTTGCAACAATGTATTTTTTCTCTTTTGGATTACTGCACCTTAACATATTAAGGCTTTCCAAAGATATATCAACTTCGCGAACTGGAGATTTAGGAATTTTCTTGTTCACAAATGGATGTATATCATATCTGACATAACCTGAATTTATATTTCTATTAATAACAGCTTTTATTTGAGACATCATCATCCCAATTGTTGTATTCCCTATGTTCCTTTTTGTTTTCAAGTATTTTGAAAATCCTTCAATCATATTTGGAGTTATATCTGACATAGGTATTTCTCCCCTAGTGAACTCCGTAAAATATCGACAACTTCTTTCAATTAATACAGCATAACTTTCCCTTCCTTCAGAATTCAGTTCACTTATAAAATCACTGCAAGCCTTTTGATAAGTAATATTATGCTTTCCTTTCGAATCCAAGCCAGATATAAGCATATCTTTAATTTGCTTACAAGAATAAAGTGATTGATGGTTTATTTCATCCAATTTATCCTGTAGATCATTCATCATGCTTCTTAGCTTGGAATTAATAATTGAAGCATCAGGACGCTTTGTTACTTGTCCATCCTTAAA